TAAAATGAACTTGTAGCGCGTTTACATCTTGGATACGAACGGAACGGGTTAAGACAAGCAGACTGCCATCTTTCTCTATGTTGGTTTATCAACGTTGTTGGCGAATAGGTTCTCAACGGGGATTGCAATTTTGAGAAGACTTTTGATTTTCAATTTTAATGGGTTCAAGCAGTTCATCTGTTGTGCAATTAAGAATTTTAGCTATTCTTTTCAGCATGATTATGCTGGGTTTTCTCAGCCCTGCCTCCCACATCGATACAGTACCTGCTGCCAGCCCCAACTTTTTGGCTAATTGTTCTTGGGTTAGGTTAAGTTTCTTTCTTCTGTTTGCTAGGTCTAAAATTTCGTTTTTCAATTATTTCGCCCCCCTTTTTCTCTTTATTCTAGCTTTATGTTAGTATTATATCTAACTAAACGCTAGAAGTCAATATACAAACTGACATTTTGTAAGAATAAACAAAATGTTAGTTTGTATATTGACAAATCTCACGAAGTGTGTTATCATTTAAAACAAACAAGCGTTTTAGTAATATTTGGAGGGCTGATTGTGTTTTCTTTTAGGCTAAAAGAACTAAGAAAGTCCGCGGGTATATCTCAAATTGATTTCGCGAAAATATTTAATATCTCGAACGGAACAATTGCAATGTGGGAAACAGAAAAAAGAACTCCCGACACGGATACTTTAATTAAGATTTCAAAATATTTCGGTGTAACTGTTGATTACTTGTTGGGTAAAACCAACTTCAAAAACGGCATGGAAAATTACACGAGATTTTGCAACACAATCGACCCCGATTTTGACGATTCCTTTGATTTTGGTCCTTTGTGCAAAGAGATCAGAGAAAATCAGGGGCACACATTAAAAGAAATGAGCGAAGCTCTCGGGTTGACAGAAAGTGATTTAGAAGACATAGAAGCTGGCGTTCTTCCGATAAATGAATATTGGGCAAAGAAAATAGTAGATTTTTTAGATACAACCGTTTCACAGGTGCTTTTTGATAACGATTTATATAACGGGGATGTCCCAGACGAGTATTATGACAGGGTTGACGATTGGGAAAAACTTGCAAAACAAAATCACGAAGAAGCAGTGAGTGAATTTTATATCAACGGAGAGTTACATCACAACGCGCCTATCACGTACGAAGAAGAAAGTATGTTGTTAAAATACCATGCTCTTGACGACCACGGTAAGAATTTAATAGATACAGTGCTTAAGCTAGAAACAGAACGTTGTTCATGCCTTTCGGAAACAGCGGAAGAAATACAGCCGAAAATTAGGGTGAAGTTTATTGACCTGCCTGTGTCGGCGGGATTCGGAGCTGACCTGCTGTACGACGGCGATATAAAATATATGTGCATACCTGACACCCCGACAGCACGAAAAGCGGATTTTGCTCTGCGTATTTCAGGTGACAGCATGGAGCCGAAATTTTCTGACGGAGATGTCGTTCTTGTCAAGGAGCAGTCCGCAGTTGATAAGGGCGAAATTGGTATATTTATCGTGAACACAACCGGTTATATTAAAAAGTATAATGGCAAATGGCTTGAATCTCTTAATCCTAAATATCCGGACATCAAGCCTGCTGATTCGGACGACGTAAGGTGCGCCGGTATTGTTGTAGGTAAGATGTAAGCGTATAAATAAAAAATCCCCCGCATCTTTTGACGCGGGGGATAATTTTAAGAGGGTGAAAAAATGCCTTATGCAATTTATCTGAGAAAATCAAGGGCGGATGTTGAGGCGGAAGCTACAGGGGCGGGGGAAACATTAGCAAGGCACAAATCACTATTGCTCCAGCTTGCAAAAACGCAGTCTCTACCGATAATTGCGATATATGAAGAAATTGTATCAGGCGAGTCTATTGAATCACGTCCGGAAATGAAAAGGCTGCTGACAGATGTTGAGCAGCACAAATATGACGGCGTACTTGTTATGGAAATAGAAAGGTTAGCAAGAGGAGATACTGTAGATCAGGGTATGGTCGCAAGGACATTTCTAATTTCAAAAACTAAAATTATTACCCCTAAAAAGATATACGACCCTGAAAGCGAATTCGACAATGAGTATTTTGAATTTGAGCTTTTTATGAGCCGCAGAGAATATAAAACTATTTCAAGGAGAATACAGACAGGGCGTATTGCGTCGGTAAAAGAGGGGCATTTTGTAAGCTCAGTTCCTCCGTATGGGTATAATAAGATAAAAGTTGTAAACGGAAAAGGCTATACTTTATCGCCTAATGACGAAGCCGATACAGTCAAATTGATATATGAATTGTATTTATCGGGCATGGGAAAAAGCGCTGTCGCCAAAAAGCTTGATGAATTGCGCATTAAACCAAGGAATAGAGATATATGGAGCAAAGCAACGGTAAGCGACATATTAAAAAATCCGGTTTACACGGGTAAAATACGCTGGGCTTATCGTCCTGATGTTAAGCAAAGTGTCAACGGGCTGGTACAAAAAAAGCGCATTAAGAATACTGATTGCATATTGGTAGACGGCCTTCACTCGGCAATAATAAGTCAAGACGATTTTGATAAAGTGCAGGAAATGATGAAAATAAACCGCCACGTTCCTTTAAGAGAAGACTTAGAACTCAAAAACCCATTGACAGGGTTAATATATTGTAAAAAGTGCGGGGCAATAATGACAAGACTGGGTCCTAATGCGCACTGTCCTCACGACACCCTTAAATGCTCTAATAGATATTGCAGCAATGTTTCTGCTGCTCTGTTTGTTATTGAGCGCAAGTTAATTGAACAGCTTCAGGAATGGCTAAATCAGTACAAAGTAAATATTGCAGAAGCTTCGCCAAAAAAAGCTGAAAGCAGTCATTTTGAGAAAGCGTCGAAGAATATGAAAGACGAATTATCAAAGCTCGACCTGCAGATGTCAAAACTGTATGACCTTTTGGAACAGGGTATATATACAACAGAAGTATTTACAGAACGTTCAGCGGTTCTTGCTGAAAAGAAAACCAAGCTGATAAAAGACATTGGTGTATTAGAAAATCAGTTTAAAAAAGAAAAAAATATAAAAGATATTAAAAGCATTTTTATTCCTACAGTACAGAAAATTATTGACAGCTACTTTGAGCTTCCAAATGCGAAAGTAAAAAACGACTTACTAAAAAGCGTAATAAGACGAATTGAGTACGAGAAGGAGGCCCCAAACCGCAGAGGGCAGCTCGAAAAAGCAAGTTTTGAATTGGACGTATTTCCAATACTGCAGGATTAATTTATACTTATATCTTATATGGGGGTGTGTATACGAACATATAAGATATAAGTAATTTTTTTTGTCTCTGCCAGCTCGTCCCTACTACTACCCTTTGTCCTCCAAATCATCAATTCTATGATTAGCGACTCTTATTTTTTCGTCTGTCAATGCCGCCAGTTCTTCAAGCTTATAAGTTCTTTCAATAAGGTTATTATGTGCCGCAACCTTATTTTCAAGCTGTTTAATGCGATATAAAGTAAGGCTGTTAGATTTCATAATCCCGTATGCAGTACCAATAGCAGTACCTATAAATGATATAAGAGCAATAATTACTTCTGTTGGCATTTATTTTACCTCATTATCATCTTTTCTCGCCGCCGCCTTATCCACACTGCCCTCAGACAGTATGTAAACAGCAAGCGTTCCTGTCGCGGTAATAGCTCCCGTAATTTTCTCCTGCATTTCAGCTTTTGTACCAAAAATAAGCATAACGCTGATTGCTACGCCTGATACCGCCGCCCAAAATTTACGGCTTGTAAGCTTCTGTTTCCAGTTGATTTTCATAGAATATCCTCCTAACATTTTTTTACGTATGAAGAGCTGACGTTAATCCAGCCTGCACCTGATTTTAACTTGCCCCAGGGAGTTGCCCCGACAGTGCTTTCCTGCGCTATTGTATAAACCTCACCGTTTTTTACTGTACAAACGACAGCGTTGTTTGTTCCGGGAGCTTTGCGGACATTTAATAATCCGTCAGGGCTTGAAATGCGCACCTTATACGGCAAGCCCTGAATAGAGGTAACGCCTGTATCAACGGTGTTGTTGCGTGTAATTTTACCGCCTGACATGCAGATACGCACGTCCATTTTAAAGGTTTCCCACTTTGCGTTAGCGGCTGTTTCCGACTGATACATCGTAGGCGACCACGCCAGCGGACATTGTTTTTGTGTAACATCATAATGCCTGATTAAATCATCAGCGGTAAGGCTGTATTTTTTGAGCAGATATGCGCACAGCTCAACAAGCGACACATAGGTCTTATCGGTGAATATTCCGTCCGCTTTCGGGTGGCAGGTTTCAATGCTGATACTGTATTCATTTGCCTGATTAGTGCAGTAGGCAATTTCATCATCAGGAACGCACCGAATAACCTCGCCGTCAAGCCCAACTATGTAATTTGAGGAAACATATCTGCCCTTTGTGTAGCGTAGATTATCAAAATAATTGCGGTTTGCAATAGCTGTGCTTCCGGGGTTTCCGGTGTAATGCACAGCTATTTTTGTTGTGGTTTTGCGCTTGCTTCCGGGTCGTGAATACTGGTTTATTGTCAAAAGCTTATCCTCTATAATCATTTTTTACCCCCATTAATTAAAATTTTTGCCCCCAGTTAAGGGGGCGTTTTAGTTATGCTGCCATTAATGCGACAAGCTCATTGTACTGCTCTGCTGTAATCCTGTTTGCAAGCAGGAAAACATCAAGCTTTTCTGTCATAGCTTCAACATCAAGAGTGCCAGCTGCTTTCTGATTGGTAATAACCTTTTTACAAGTAATGTAAGCCATTTAATTTTCACCTCCTTTACAGTCCAAGCTCAAGGCTTGTCAGCCTGAAATCAAGGTCAAGGTTTATTTCTTCCTGCGTGAGTTCCGTTGTTGTTGTCGGCTCAACATAGCCTGTATTTACTACAAACTCCCCACCAACGTATTTATACTTGCCGATAGGTGCAGTTTTTACCTCTTCGGGGATATTCCCAACGGATATACCGCCCTCAATCCCTCCGACTGTACACCATGCCGTAATAATATTATTGCTGTCAATTTTTATCATCATATTAATTCACCCCATATATTTTGCAGTAAGAAAAAGCAACAGAAGGCATTTTGAAATTAACGCCATTTGTATTAAACGAAATTATCCTATTACCACCGATATAGAGGTTATTTCTCTTGCTGTAGTCCGCTGATGAACGTATGTCCGCACAATTAATTATTGCGTTGAATAACTCATCACCGGTGTATATCGCGCCAATTATTAAAAATTTAAACCCTGTATACGCCGCCGAAAGTGTATATACGTCAGTAGTATTTGTCGCACCGCCAAACAACAGCGTTTGTGTAATACCCCCACCGCTTGCCGAAAGTACGCCCTCTGCGGTTACGCTTAATCCAGTACCTACCTTTACGCCGCCTAATGTTTCTGCACTTGCAGCAGGCAGGGAATAAGAGCTTCCTGTAGCACTTGCAACGCCTGTTTCATTGTTTACAGTAATCGTTGTGCCGTCAGGCTTAATCCCTCCGAGTGTATCAGTTGCAGCAATAGGCAAGGTGTAAGAGCCGCCGCCACTCGGTGCGCTTATCACACCGTCAGCAATTGTAATTGATGTTCCGTCAATCTTAACGCCGCCTAATGTGCTTGTAGTTGCCGCTGGCAGTGTATAATTATTCGCACCCTCTGCAATGCCGTCAAGTTTATTTTTAAGTATGGTTGTAAAGTCATTTGCGGATAACCCCTTGCCGTCCTCACTGTCAACTTTTTGCGACAAAAGGCTATCCGTTTCGGTCTTGCTGTACGTTTCCAATTTTGTGTAGTAGTTTGTAAGATTAATTTCTGTTGAGCCTAAATTTGCCCATGCAGAATTAATATACATCCACTGCACATAGTTGCTTGTACCCTCTGCCTGAATAAGATATATTGTCGATGTGGATATGTTTTCGGTTGGTAATGATGCGACAATTTCAGTCGTTAGGGAATTAAGATTACTTATAAGCGTATTAACTTCCGTCTTGCTATAGCTGTTTGTCTTATTGTAATAATTTACAAGGTTATCAACCGTATTTTTGATGAAATTTTCATCGTTTGATAATTCGGACAACGCAAGAGGAACCTTAACATATAGCTTGTTATCTGTTCCGATTGCTGCTTCTGTGTTTTCAGTAGTCTTAGCTTTAGCTTGTATACCTCCAAGCGTAACAGCGGTCGCTTTTGGCAATATGTATGCACTTCCACCCCCTCCCGAACCGCCTAACTTAAAAGGGGGGAATGCCGAATTTGAGCCTACAACCTGAACAAGGTCACTGGCTGTAGACAAAATATACACACTGTCAGCAGGGAAGTTATGCATAGTACACGCCGTACCCCCTGACGGTATTGCAATAACTCCGTCATTTCCTGCGGTAACCCCTGCCGACATTCCAATATACACCGCTCCTGTTCCTAAATTCTGCACATGAAAAAAATTCCACTTATCAGAAAAAACAAATTTTGTCTCTTCCGAAATAGTCGCTGCTGCGGAACGCTCTCCGCTTGTAACTGTTTTTGTAATCAAGATTATTCCTCCAATAAATTATTTTTAAAATTAAAGTCCCATATAATAAAGCCATGTTTGATTATCAACATGAGATGTCGGCGTAAATTCTGACGGAACGCTGACCGCTGCAGGGTTAGTAATGTGGTAATTATTTGTAACAGTTTTACCCGTTTCAACTTCTGTTTTACTATAATCAGTTGCAATATACCCGAAACAACCCATATTGCTGCCGCTGAATTCTGATATCTGATTCCACCAATCAGGGATATTTCCGCTTGTCTTGCCACGATAATAGTTTTCATAAACAATATGGGTGTCATCAGATTCAGCGGTATATTTATAACCTGTACTGCGGAAGAACGCTGAGCTGATATTAATAACCCCTGAAAACCCGCCAATATTGCCGTTGAATATATCTCCAACATCAGTAACTGCAACATCTGACTGATAAAATGTTCCTGCCAGCTCAACCTCAACGGGGTTGTTGTAGCGGTCATAGCTTAACTGCAAGCTTCCGTCAGCGTTTTCATCAAACCACAGATAAGCAAAATCTTCAATATCGATTTTATTTGTGCCGTCATAAACAATGTCTTTTAACAATCCAGCAGGAACAGATGACAGGCTGATACAGCTCCCCAAAAAAGCACTAACATCATAAAGCTTGCTAAGTCCTGCGAATAAATCAGCAGGTATAGTCGGGAGCCTATAGGCATAATAAAATAACTGTGCAGCATCACGCAGATTAATACATCCGCTGAATATGCCGGTTCCAACTGACAAAAGATTGTAGTCACGGTAAAATCCAAATCTGATACTTGTTAGGTTAATACAGCCCTTAAATATGTCATTTCCAACAGAAACAAGTGAAAAACAGCAATAGCAGAAGTCTGTCAGGTCTGTTATATTCTCACAACCCTCAAGGACACCATCACCAATTGACTTAAGATACCAGTTGCCGTAAAACATTCCGCCCCAGCCATTTGAATTTTTAATTTTCTTGCAGTTTTTGAAAACATAGCTTCCGACTGTGTCAAGTCC